AACTGCCGTTACTACAATACCGCTAGGAGGAAACTGGCTGTGAGGAATTGTTCTTCTTATCAGCAGTTCTCTGGGGAACTTAATCTTGTTTATCTTTCTAGGGTTGTTGAGATACTTAATAGCAAAGTAGCCAGTATCACCTTCGGTGTCGTCTAAGTCGGAATCGGCCTTCTGTTCTTTTAACAGATACTCGTAGTTGAGTCTTTCCGGGAACCATAGAATCCAGTCCCCTTTCTTCATTTCCTCTTCGATCTTGCCGACTAACTTAGCTTCTGGGGTTGGCCACCAACACGCTCTCAAAAATAACTTGAAGTAAACTCCGCTGTTGAATTGCCCACTATCCACACTGCCTTTGATGCTCTCAAGCATTCCTTCGGTCACTGCGAACTTCTCTTCCTTCTTGATAACAGTTCCATAGTAATCATTTTCGTCATACCATGTACCGATTACGTCAAAGAAACCGTAAGGATGCATCATAGCTTTGTTAATACTGATCTGCTTGTTAATATCCTTGATTCGAGTTGCTGTCTTGCTGTTCTCGTTTGTAACCACATCGTCAAGCTTTAGTACGCCAAAGTGCATACCTGATAACGCTTGTTCAATAGACGCCACACGAAGTGTTGGTTCTTTGTCGTCTCCACCAGCGGGTGTCTGAAATTCAGATTGAATTCCGTTATCCGGGGGAACGCAGTGTTCCGGGAAAAGAACTTGAAAAAGACTATCTGACCATTCTCCGTTAGATTTGTCCATTAACTGGCGATGTTTGTAAAGAACCTTCTTTCCGTCCGATATATTGCTCTCTTCCTTCGTGAAGTGCTGTTTTACTTCACTGATAAAATCGTTTGACAACCTGAGAGAACCTGTTAGAATCAAAATGGTCACTGCCGGGAAACACAAAATCCACTGTACGCAGTCTGCCATGTCGATTGAAGACTTGAAGCCGCCTCTAGGAACGAGTAACAATCTGTCTTTCAAGTCTGTATACTGGTTAGCGAACTGTTCGAACGTAATGAAAGTTGGGTCTTTTCTGACAAAGAAACTGTTACAAATCTCTTCGTGTGAAAATACGGTTGTCTGGTTATACTTCTCTAGCAAGTGGCACAGGAAATACAAATTAGTTTGCGCTGCAAACCTGTATAGAAGCAACTTCTTGGTGTCTTCCGGTTCTGGTTTAACTTTTCCTAGTTTCTCGGCCCACGTCTTGTAGACCAAATCCTTTTGTGTCTGGGGGAGTCGGGCAAAGCTTAATGCTGCCCTCTTAAGAAGTTCCTCTTCAGATAAATCCCTGTGCTGATAATTTGGTAAAGCCTGACAGTAATTGTAGAGTTCGTCTAGTTTTTCTAACTGCATATCCTCTCCGATTCGCTAATTAGCTAATTAGGGGATATGTGGACCAACTAAATACGCTCCAACACTAATTGCGGTTCCGGTATATCCCTCTACTTTTTGCCAGAATGTCTTTGGTGTGATGATCAGTTTTGTATAGTAATCTGCTACCTTCTTACCGTCTGCTGAGATTGCATCGCTGTTCGCCGCAATGTCTGAACTCGATTTCATTAGAGAGGCAAAATCTCGTGTAGCACCCTGTACGGCATCCGACTTAATCTCAGCCCTAATATCCTCTATTCCACCGTTTGCATTGGTAAGAATTGGTCCTAGACCTGTGTTGGCTGTGATGATTAACTGGTTTCCAGAATTGATGGCCGTTGTTGCTGCGTCTGCTGTTGTGTTTATGTGCTTTGTGGTATCGTTTACGCTGTTTACAGCTACAGTAATCAGCTTGTCGGTCTGTGCTACCTGTCTTTGTGTTGTAACCGTTATGTCGCTGATCTTAGTAACTGTCTTGTCTATGCTGCAAAGTGTTCCGTTAGCTAACAACAGACCGTTTGCGTCTTTAGTGTTACATGGGCGGTTTACAATGGCCAGTGTCGTGTTGAGACTGGCCACTGTTGTTGAAAGATTCTTTACAACAAGTGCTGTACCTGTCGATGTGTCACTAAGAGACTGTCCCGCTTTTCCCCATTGGAATAATGCCCAACCGAGAGTAATCAGGACCGGAATAAGTAGAATGCCTACTGTATTGAGAATCCACTTATTCATTTCGCCTCCTCTTAGGCTGTTTAGACTACTGGTGCAACGACGGCTGCTACAACAGGGAATGCTGCAACAAGTGAACCCAATTCAGTAACTACCTTGCCCACTGTTGCTTTGCTAGTTGCGCTTACAACGTTAGTTGCTGTCAGAAGTGCTGATAGGTTGGTCTGAACCGAGCCGATAACACTTGCCACACTAGGTGTTGCGCCAAAGTCATTGATTAGGCCGCTGGCTGCAATAAGATCACTCTGTGCTGTAGTTAGAGCCTTTCCAACTAATGCACCCGCTGCTGTACCTGCTTCTGCTGTCACAACGGTCTGTAGTGCTGGACCGGCGTATGTTAGAACCGTATCCGCAATCTTTTCGATTGTTGGCGCTTCTTGGTTGAGTTTCGCTAGTTCCTTCTCTGCCCATGCTGCGAAGGTGTGTTCCTCTGTGATAAGCCATGTAAATACGTTTGCCATTTTTATCCTTGTCTCCTCTTGTTCTTGTGTCTTACTTGGTGGTGCTAATTGTGGTGCTAACTGGTATGTCGTCAACTTCACTGGTTGAGTTAACGGGTGCTGCTTGAAAGGTGCTGGTGATTTGAGAATTTCCCCTTACAATCATGTTATCGACTACGATAGGTTCGACAGGGTGACCCTGCTTCAGAGTTATAAACCCAATCGCCCAGTCGAATAGGAACTTATAGGCAAGTCCCCATGACAGTCTGTCAAAACTTCCCGGTTTCGGCCATGCGGCAAAAAAAGCATTCGCAAATATTCCTCCCAGAATTGTGTTTGTTACCGCAGGATTCGATAGCGCGGCCCATACCGACGCTACTAGAGTTCCTGTGACTATCATATTATTCCTCGGTTATTTTGAATCTAGCTGATTTTCTTCCACTCCAGTTTACAGCTTTGTCTGAATCGTTGCTCTCTAAGTGATACCCTATAATTTCAGGAATCGAATGTCTTTCCGCCCTTGTCCATTGTGTTGCAAACAATATGTCGCTTCTAGCTGCTGTAGTATGTTCTGTAGGATAGTCTTTAACTCCTGATACCGCTGGATTCCATAACTGAAAAAATCCTAGTGGAACATAACCACCATAAGCACACACGCGCGTTCCTATCGGAAAAGCGTCTGTATGTACCCATGTGTAATCTTCGTGCTGAAGATGTAGAATCTCTTTTTCTCTAAACTCGTGCCATGCTTGCTGGCCTTTCACAATGAAACGATCACAACCATATAAGAAGTGTTTGTCTAGTTTTGCCTCTTCAAGTAGCCGTCTAGTCTGTGGGGGAAGCCACATATCGGCGTCTAGATGTAAAAACCATTCATTCTCTTTGGCGTGTTTAATGCCAAGTGCTTCTAATCCTTCTTGGATTCCTGCACCTTTGCAGAACTGGCCTTTGCGTGTATTCAGGGCATCTGTTGGAATAGCTTTCACATGATAAAACTCGCAGACCCGTTTGGTCGCTTTGTCTTCATGGTCTGTAACTACAACTATCTCGTTGAATAGAAACTTGTTCTCCGGGAGCGTGTACCTAAGAAAATCATCATATTGGCTGCACACCACAACCGCTTTCAAGCAGAACGGTTCTTCCGGTTTAGGAACTGGTACAGGACACGGCTCTTTGTATCCCTCAACATTCGCCATTTGGTCCTCCTAAAACCTATATTTATGCGACTTCTCTTGTACGTACTGCTGGTTAGCTTTTAAAAACACAACATCATACAACTTGTCAACCGCTTCTTCAAACGTTTTGCCCCACTGTTCAACCTTAACTGAGTAGATTGATGTGTAAGCAAGAACGTTTACTTGTAAATTGTCAGTTCCATACGCCGTTGCGTGAACGGTAACAATACCGTCAACTTGTTTTACAATCCTCTTAAGTTTTTCTTCTGATGTAAGCTGTTCCGGTCTATATTCAAGAATGCCCATTGACACGTTAGTTCCGGGAAAGTACCTTGCCGTGTCGGGTTCTGTCGCAGACCTGTTTAAAAAGTGTCCCCTGCTCATGCTCATTTTCCTCCTCCTGACTAATTACTTCTTGTGAAAACCCTCAAGTACAGATGCAAAGTTTGCCATATGCTTGACATGCTCGTTTGAACTGTTCTTGGCCTTCTCTAATTTGGCTGCTGGAATAGGTTCTCCAAGCGGCACATGTAGAGCTTCGTGAAGCCCTCCCTTCTGGAGATGGCCCAATGCGCGATGAAGTGACACCGGATAACCCTTTTCTGTCTTGGCTTCTGCCATTACGCCCCCATTGGCGGTCCACCGGCTGATGCTCCGGGTACTGGTGCTGCTCCACCGGCTGCTGGTGCGCCCCCACCGGCCATAGCCGCTGCCGCTGCGTTCGGGTCTGCGCTTGGGTCTGGTGCTGCTTCACCGGGGTTTGGTTGCCCCATATTGGCCATTACGTGCTGCGCTAGTTGATCGTCACCCTTAGTTGTGTGAGTTTCATCAGGATGATGTTCGGGATGGGTATGCTCGTGGCGAATTATATGCCCACCATTTGCCGATTTCGTGATGTAAAGCGATTTCACTTCTTTCTTGGGTGCTTTTTCTTTCTTTCCACCAAGTGCTTCACTTACTGCGTCTTTCATATCGCTCTTTGCCATTATGTCTCCAAGTTATCTAACTCTGACCAATGCTCTCGCATTACCTGTCTTACTCCCATACCGGGGTCATACATTGGGTCTAAACCTCTGTAAACCTTTTCAGACATATGGAAATTATGTGGCATATCTCCAATACTTCTCAAAAAGGCTAATCCTGTAGATGGGCCTCTACTATGCCCTGCATTACATGCTACCAATACTCTATCTCCAGCATTCAACCTTTCTTTGATGAAATCTAGAGCTACTTTAAAACAATCAAATGGAATCATATTAGGGTCGTCTAAATCCAGTACGTTAACGGCCAATAGATTGCCTTTTCTAACTGACAAGTAATCTTTACCTTTTGGCGCACCGGGTGTCGTATAGCCTAGTGTTTGTTGGTGCCCACCGGGACCGTACTTACACATTCTGGCGAATGACCAACCTTCCCTGTCTTTCATTTTCTCGTAGTCAGTGTCCCCCCCGACCCATAACTTCGGAAATATACAATGCATAATTGGCTCCTCAGAATGGACTCGAACCAATAACCGTTCGGTTAACAGCCGAATGCTCTGCCATTGAGCTACTGAGGAACTAAGTCCCTTCGATAATCAATGCTTTCGGTGGAACTGGTTGCATCTTGGCTTGTGCGTCTTTTGCTTGCCTCTGGCACATTGCTATAAAGTTTCTTAGAACAATATTGGCAAAATCCGCTGCGAACTGGGATGCTGCTGGCGGTAAAACCACGGCTAGACCGTTTTGAGTCCACACGGTTTGGAATTTCTGCGCTTCAGCTACGTCTACCTTGAAAACTGCGTTCATGCCCCTTCCCCTCCCTGAGACGACATAATTTGTTCGAACACGGATTGCATAGCGGTGTTGGTTTCTTCCTGAGATGTTTTAACTATTTCGTCCGGGAAGTCTATCTTGTCCTTTCTCTTCTTAAACTTTCTGTCAAGGCTAGATAACTCTTTCTTCCATGCACGAACATAAACCGGATGTATCAATGACTCAGGCTCTGCTGCCTTCTTAATCTTGTTTCTAAGATACAACCTTCTAATCTTTAACTTATCACGTTCCTTATCTCTAAAGAACTGTTCATACAATTCGTATTTTACTAACTTTAATTTAGCTTCATTGATCGTCGGCGCACTTAGCTTGTGCAGTAAACCCTCTGGAACGAGAATCCCGTAGCAAGCGGCTATGATTCTCCCCGCTTCTAGTACCTCTAACCTAGTAGCTTTAGGATTGTTTAATACTCTGTTTCTAATTTGATCGGTGAGTTCTGCAATTCTTACTTGCCAACTAAAACCATCTTCAATGATCTGTGGTTCGGTTGAAACATACGGTTCTAGTGAAACTTCTGGTTCTTCCATCGTTCCTCCCAGAAGATGTTAGAATAAACCTTATAGCAACAAGGTTTAGATATATATTTTCTCACAAGGAAGTGCGGAAGTTGGTGTCCAAAATCTACATCTTGTATGTTTTATCTTGTTGCCCCAAACCGAGACAATGCCACAAAGCAATTCAGCCTCTGTGATTGCGCTCTTGTAGTCTTGTTCGCTCATTACGGCGTCTGTGTTCGGGTGAGTATGAATAGTTCCTACAATACGTTTATTAAGAAGTTGCGCCTTTTCTTTTAGTGCGTCGATTTCTGATCTTTTCCATGCAACTTCATTAGTCGTTTGAATCTCATACTCAT